ACATGGAGAAACGCAATGCCTAAACTATCCAAGGAACACGCCGACATACTGAAATCGTTTGGCGAAGACGCGAAGTTGGCGCTGTGGGATTGCCACGGAACATGGGTGATCTACCATAAAGCGTTGGAACGCATAGCGACCACGGCAGGCATTACGTTCCCAATCGCAAAGACTCGCGTGCTGGAAGCTGACGCTAAAACCAAGATTGTCAGCATGATTGTCGTTGGTGAGATGGGTGAGCGCGAAGAATGGGCCACTGGCGAAGCTTCGCCTGGGAACAATAAGAACGCCTATCCCTACGCCATGGCGGAAAAGCGCGGGAAAGATCGCGTTATTCTAAAGTTAATCGGATTGTCAGGGGAGGTTTACGAGGAAGCGAAGCCAGAATTTAAGGACCGCGAGCCGGTTAGCCCAAGGGAAGGGGCAGGAACCGCACCGGACACGCCAACCAGCTATGAGTTGTTTGACGAGTTTGGCAATGTTGAAGATGTGTTTCCAACAGCCGAAGGCTTTATCCTAGCGTTATCAACTGTGGTCAAGGACCATGCAAAATGGTGGACGCCAGAAAACCGGAAAATGGTAACGGTAATCGGCCAAGAAGCAGAGAAAGGCAGCGACCTAAAGAAGCACGCAAGGCTGCTTTATAAACTTGGCGAAGAATGTGCGGGTAATGTCAATGTTACGTGACCGCAAGTATCTCGATTGGCTCCGAACGCAGCGGTGTATTCTTTGCGGTTTGCATGGACACGATTACGATGTTGTGGACCCTTGCCATATTGGAACAGCGGGCAAGGGCATTAAATCACCTGATAACGAGGCTTTGCCAATCCGCCATATGTTCCATCAGGAAATGCACAGCAAGGGTGAAATATCAACGCTTCGGCGGTTGTTGCCGGATGATGTTCTCCGCTTGGCTCTAAGGGCATATGCGCGGGAACTGTATAAGGAGTGGAAAGATGGATGAGGCGAATAGAGCGAGAGCCGCAGCCCTGCATTTTGAGGCCGTTCTTGATGGGTTTTCAAAGATCAAGAAGGGTGAGGAAGGGCGAACGGTAAAGGTGACTCTTTCAGTCAACCCTATAGACGTTCCACAACAGCTTAGTCTTGCCGACCTTGGGACACGCTGGACTGTAGCGATGGTTGAAATGGACGACGACGAGCAGCCCATCAACCATGAACAGAAAGCGGATGTCACACGCAAATCGTTCAATGAGTTGCCGCGTTCGCAGCAGGCGGGGATATTGTGCCATGATGGAGCGTTCGCGCATTGGTGCTTTGACAACAAAGAATTGTCGCCGGAACTCGCGATTTATGATGAGTTCGAGATACAAAGCCGTAAAGAACTTGATGAAGAATATATGGCTGACCAGTGGTGTGAATACCTCGACCGATACCACACCGAAACAGGCCGAATAGCGGAGGCGAGATAATGATTAAGTTGGTGATGGCCGTTTGCTTCCTGAACGCCGCTGGTGTATGTACGGATTGGGAATACCCTGCTTATGATTACAACCCGAATGGCTCTGAAATGTTTTCAACGCGGCAGGAATGTTTGAAGTTCTCAGCGGACAAGGCGTTTGAGTTTATCGGTGATGGCGGGCGCACAACGCATGTTGAGTGTACGGCGGGACCAAGCACCAAACCGCAACTGCCGGAAGGATGGAGAGAATGACCGACCCTGTGGAAGCCGTAATGCAGGCCCTTTACGACAACGTGATGAACGATTTTGAGGTTGCAGCATGACTGATTGGACCAAATGCAAACATGAGTGGGTCGCGAAAACAGACTCACAGTTTCACTCAGAGAAATTTACCGATGTTGTTTGCCCTAAGTGCGAATGCCCCGGTGAGCAGAACAACGAAACCAAAGAAGTGTATTGGCCAGCGACATGACTAAGCCGTCCCACGTGCATTTCGAGGCAATGTGCATAAAATGCAGCCACCGTTGGATTGCTGTTGCTAGATCAAACCATGTTCTCGCTTGGATGGATTGCCCATCATGTAAGAAAAGCGGGCATGTCATCAACACAGGGCAACCTATGGAGTCCGACGATGGGTGAACCAATCAACGAACGCGACATCATGGGAACCCCCGACGCCTACACGGCTGACAAGTGGGTGACGGTGCCTGAGCGGGCCATGGACTCTGCGCTATCTACGACTTTCCGCGAGTTTTACAATAGCTACGTTGCAGCCCGCCCACCCGAAGGCGACGACGCGGTACGGGCGATGTTCAAGGCGTTGGAGAAGATCGCATTGAGCACAGAATTTAGTGCGCAACCAGGCGTACACGCCATGCTAAAGCAAGGATGCCTAGAGGACGTGCTAAAGATCGCGGAAGAAGCGCTCGCGAAGGCCAAGGCCGTTGGAATTAGCAATGACACTGATTAGTAGGCCGCTGGCCGCGTGGGGAGGGGAGTGCAATGTGGACGAGTGGAAGGCGGATTTTATTGACCGTCATCAGTGGAACTCAACCCATATTTTTGAAACAGCCCGCTTTCTTTTGGCGGCACCGGGTGGAGGGGAATCCACTAAAATCGAATTAACAATGTGCTACAAAAATATGAGCGCAAGCATTTGGCGCGGCATGTTTGACCCAAACGGCTGCATGATAAACGGAACATCAATGTTCGTTCGCGGTCCTATGGCGATCTGCCCATTCACAGAATGAAAGTCAGTCCACCTCGTAAACCTTCTTCGCATTCCGAGGATCGGTGGACTCTGCGCCGAAATCATCAAGCGCCCTAATCCATACGCCGCGGCGAAGATGATTCACGCCGCGCTCTTTCAGCAACGTATCAAACACCTCATTGGACGGCAGACGGAATGACTGCGGTAACAACTCAGCCCGCATCATTTGCGCCAGCACGTCATGCACCAGTGAAGGTGTCATGCTATCGTCGGTGTCCACCGTAGGGCCGCTTGCGCCGTCCCAGGCGTAGCCCGCATTCACCCGCATATGGCCGTCGATGTCTAGTGACCCGAACGGTATATCCACGCGCTTCACTGGCTTGAGGTCAATCCATATATCGAGTTCTTCGGCTACTTGATACTTGTAGCCCTTGCGGTATTTCATTTGATGGCACTACTCGTCACGATTCGCAGGCCAACATTCACCACGGCCATGACGCCAGCCACAATCTGCGCTTGAACTTCTGGCGTTAGCCCAAGATCAACACCAAACACCGTCCCCATAGTAGTGGCGGCAGCAATGGTATTGGCGTAAATTGTCTTTGACTTCCACCAAGGCTTAGTTTCCATTGTAATCTCCTTTGGTATAAGTGTAGTGTTGCATATGGTAATACATTCATACCCGCCTATCACCTGGGAATATTTAGCCGGTTTTTTTGACGGCGAAGGCTGTATCTATTGGATGAAGAGCGGAAATAGAAAATACTGCATCGTCCACGTCAGTCAAGGTTGGGTAAACGAAAATCGATCAGGAGTGTTGCAAGATATTTTAGCGTTCCTGTTGGAGCACGGCATTAATGCACGTAAGGTGTCGTACACTAATGCTAACGACCACCGCGTTATAACGTCAGCCACCATTGCGTGCCGCCAATGGCTCGAAGGGATGCTTCCGTTCTTGCGAGTAAAAAGGAGTGCCGCTGAAACGTTCTTGAAACAAATGGAAATTACAAATTTATGCAGGATAACTCTAAGCACAAGAAGCGGTATCATCAAACGGAGAGAGGAAGGCATCAGCCTCAACAAAATAGCAGAAGAATTTGGCGTTACTAAAGGAACCGTGAGATACAACCTCATTAAATATTCTAATTACGCGCCACTTGAGCGGTAGCCTAACTGTATGTCCATATCCAGGGGCGTTTATTCGCCCAATCACCTGATTTCAAGTCATCCAGATGCACGAATCTCTTGCTGCCATGTGCCTTAATGCCAATGCCGGTAAATCCTTCACTCATCGCCAACCTCACAAAATCATAAACATCCTGCCGTGCGATTGCTATATCCGCCGCGCGGCCTGTTTGGTGCGGGCCTGATCCGCCAACAGCCCTATCCTTAACCGCGCACCTGTAACCACTCGTTATGCGAATTGGCTTACCGAAAATATCACGGAGGTTTTGTAGCCGGTCCACAAACGAGAAATCAATACCTTGATGTTCGCAGCATGAACAGGCAAACAAGGCAGGGTCGCCCTTTGGTGAGAAGTTCCGCCAATTCATTTTGGCAGCGCCTTGAGATATGCGTTGCACAAGTCACGCAACCATGTAGTTTCTTCTTTGTCCAGTCTGACAAGCTGATAGCGCGGGCGCTCAAACTCCAACAACATATCAGCGCCTTCATGCCGCACCTTCATCTTGCTGGAAACAACGCGGCCCACAATATCAGTCCCCATACATATCTTCCAATTCTGTCATGCTGATATGTTTATCGCTCATAATCCGGCCCTGGTCTATCAACAGTTCATAGACGCCATAATGCCAACCACTTGTTGCGTGGCCCACATATGGCTCAACGTAGCCTTGGGGGAGAGAGCAGCCAAGATTCAACACGGTTACACTGTTGTTGGTGCCTATCTTTTCAGATACAAACTTGCCGCCCACATGGGAATGGCCGTAAACAATATCGGTCAGGGACTTGTTGCCGATATTAGACATAGCGTGGACGCCGCCGTAAGCACGCCCCATGCGTGTTAGCGGTACATGGGTGAACGCCACATCATCTACGAAGTAAAGCACGCCATACGGCGTATAGGTGAGATTGTGCGACATAAACAGCCGGTCAATCTGGCCCGTTAGCATTCCCGCCATTTCCGGCGTTCGGTTGCTAAACGATATGGCCCGGTCTTCATGGTTGCCTAAAGTGATGTGTTCTATCTCTGGCTTGAAGCCTTGCTTGCCTTCATCGTAAGCACTGAACGCCGCATGACCAGAATCAATATCCTCCATGAAAGAGGGTTTTAGCTGTCCTGCTATGGTGGCGTTGTCGTCATATCTACAAAGTGAATCAAAGGTGAGGCAATCGCCAATCCAAATAACAAAGTCTGCTTCTATCTCTGCGATGTGGCGGCCTATCCACTTGAACCGTGATTTGTCGTCCAGACGCGGGCCATCGTGCGCGTCACCAATAGCAACCCCTCTAAGCCGTTTTCCGCTACTGTTTACGCGCTGGCTAATGCTAACGCGCATCTTAGGCATCCCGCCTTCTTTAGCGGTAATTGCTTCCATGCGGCCAAGTGCTACCAATAACCGCGTCGCATATGTTCTATAGTTGAGTTTTAAGTCTCTGGCGGCGTTGCCTTTGTGTCCGCCGTTTCGGTGGTAAGCATCAATTACTTCTCTACATTGGTCGTCGGTCAATCCAGGGTTAGGCATATACCTGCCGATCTGTTGTTATTGGGACTCCCCATAACCTTAGTGAGATTTGATTTTCGGCTTATTGAAAATACTGTCGCCTTGGCCGTGTGCGATCATGCAAGTAGTTGCATCGTTACTCGCTGGCGTTAAAAGAATTGTCCATGTATCCGTTGAATACCATAACTCAGCAATTAACAGGTCGCCGTCTTTTGCTTTAGAGATTCCTTGCCACCGCACCATTTCGCTATGCTCATCACGCAATGCGCCAATCATTAACCTGCGGTCATCGCAAACGACGGGCATTTGCGCTGGCGCTGATAGTGCTGGACTAGCCAGCAGAACCAAAAAAGGTAAGAGGTATTTCATTCATTCCCCCATTTGGTGTGGACACCGTGAGCGACATAACAACCTTCGTGGAACATCACAAAAGCAAACCATTTGCCTTCTGTATCAAAGGTAATCAATGTGTCATATTCGGCGGTTGCGTGCGGTGATTCTTGCTTAGTGGCGTAAGCCTTCGCAGCCAAGCCCTCCAGCCTGCCAACAGCCCGCCAATGTTCTGCGGGCGGATTGAGGCTGTGCATCATATTAAGGACGCCTGATTTAACGTCCTCAATGATTTGTGATTGGCCTATGCATAGCGGCTGCGCTGCGTGGTCCGCACTAACTTGAAAGGCGAGTAAAACAAGAACGCCCACTAAAATAGAACGCAACATCACTTGCTTCCAAGATGGAATAAGTCAACAATTGTTTGTTTGAACCCCACGCCCAATACTGTTATTGCACCGCCGATAAACGCCATAATTAACGTGCGCTTGACGGTTTTCCCAAACTGTTCCGACCCTAGCCGGTTGTTTCTTAAATGCTGGAAATCCGCCTGCATATCCAATGGGTTGTCAACATCAACGCCAAGCGTTGTGAGGACGCTTTTTGCCCCCACCTTTCCGCCTTCCGTTGCGACCGCCAGCATTTCTTGTTCGTGGCCCGCCCGCCTGTTTTCCCCTTGATAAGTCAAGGTGACACCTGTGCAGGGTCAAGAATAGTGTCTGATCGCCCTTGCGTCACAACCCCGCCAGATACTAAGGCGGCAAGGAATCCTGCTGTTTTAGCGTGCAGTAGATCAACCTTGTCGCGTGCCATCGCTCGCGCTAAACCTTGAACAAGAACACGGCGCATCGGTTTGCCTGTCGTTGTGTTTGATTCGTAAACGTAATCAGTCGCAGCATTCCATTCTGCCACTTCAAAGCGTGCCTCAAAAGTATCAAAATCAACTACAAACTCAGTTAACGCTGGCGGGATCGGTGCCGAGTTTGAGAGCGTCTTGCCAACAGGTTCAACCAACCAGTCACCCGACCCGCCTCCTGGGTTTTCCGCAACGAAGGCGTTAGGAAACTGTCCAATAAACGCCGCTACATGCGTGTCCGCCATCGCCTCTGTATCGTGAGACTGGTACTTGGTAACACGATTGCTGCCGTCATAGCCCATCACCGCGAGCCAGTCCGCCGACACAGGCAGAGCGAACAACAAGCAACCGACGAATACTAAAGAGCGAAACATATTAGTTCTCCTACTGGTAACTAATGCCAACGGAACCGAAATCAAATGTATTAGAGCCAGTCGCCTGAATTTGTAATTGCGTCAATTCGGCAGTAAGGTTTTTCGTACCCGCACCCCATTGCGCTTTTGTTGTGGTTGCCTTGTTCGTATGAGATGCTATCCATGTGTTTGTGTTGGCGTCCATTAAAGTTAAAATCATCTGCCCGCTGCTTTTAGACCCTGTGCCAGCCCTATAAACGACAAAGCCAGCCGTCGAACTTGTTTGGAAAGAAGTTCCCGCGCCGCCCTCCATGATGAGGCCCGTTGAAATATATCCACTAGTCTCCACGCCTCCAGCATCGCCTATAGCTACAAGGAAATGATCCGTTCCACTCAGGGATGTTTCGTTGAACATCACGATTATTTGCGTAGTGCCAGTAGGGATGCCGGAAAATAACTTGGTTGTTCCTGTCGTAGTAGCTTGTGTCGCGGCTAATGTCATTCCACCGCCAGCCACAAAGCTAAGATTGCCAGAGCCGTCTGTTTGGATAACTTGGCCGCTCGAGCCATCGGCGTCAGGAAACAAGAGGTCAGCATCGCCAAGAGCCACGCGGCCCGTGCCGCCGCCACGCAGACGCAAGCCTACGTTTGTGTCGCTTCCCGTACCGCTGAATAATGGCGAAACACCAGTTGCGGCGTTAGTCACAAGCAGATGATTGACGGCTAGACTCGCCGCGCTCGCCATCTCGATAAACTCAAGCCCTTCCGGATCAACAAGGTCGAAGCCTGCCATGTCCAGTGACCCACCGAGAGATGGGCTGGTATCTTCGACAACGTTTGCCAACCCGCCTGCACTAGAGATGTTTGACAATACCTGCCACACATCAGCGTCAGCGTCATATGAAACAATGACACGATCCCCTGCGCCAATGTCTCCCGCCTCAAGCGAGGTGCCGTTATTTTTCTCTAACTGTTTGGCCCCTGTATTGCTAACGTTAAGCGTCGGGCTAACCGCTGAATTAGCAGGGTCCATTTGGATAAGAAACAACATCCCATCTTCAAGAGCCGAAATGGTTTGATTCGCCGTTACAGCGTAGGCTGTCGATGAAGATGATGAAACCGTTAGTGAACTAGCAGAATCAGCCAAGTACCTTGCGAGCATTCCATTCACGGCCCGCGCCGCGTTGTTGACCGCGCTAGGAGCCATGTTCTCAGGAAAGCCGCCATTAGCAGCAGAAAACGTATTGTTGGCATCAACAGGCGATAAGTCTTTCAGTTCCGCCGTTATGCCGTAACCTGTGCCAAGCAGCAACGCGCCGAAAAGGTAGGGTATTAGTTTTTTCATTCGATCAAGCCCATTTCTTTTAATTCACGTTGAATGCGTCCCGCCTCAAAAGCGGTCAAACGCTTGCCGCTGCTTAATAACGTCTTGGTTGCGGGTGATAATTTAGTCGCGGTTCCGGCAACCCTACCTGCGCCGTGGGTTAATTCACCCATCACGCGCGGCATGGTTGCGCCCATGAAGGGGATCACCCAAGGAGAAAGCACACCTGAAGCAACGCCAGCGCCAACACCGATGCCCGCTGCGGCTGTGCCAGCGCCCTGCAACCCGCGCGGCGACCACGATTGCAGGGTTTCACCCGCAATGCGTGACGGAAGGTTTGGTGCGCCCGATTCCGAAAGTTTATCAACAACCTGTTTGCGCTTGCCGTAATTAGTGGCGACATTATTTCGCAGAGAAGATGTTAGCGCCCTCAGTGATTGGTCAACGCTTTTCTTCCCGCCCAAACTAACGGCCTTTTCCACATTTTGAATCTCGGTACTCATGCGCTCGTAATCGGACATCGCCTTACCATACTCAGGCGCTTGCTTTACAATTTCATTTTTGATTGCGTGGTACACTTCAAGCACAACGCCGCGCTCAGCAGACCCGTAATCCAACCCCTCCAGAAGATCGCCAACTTGTTTTTTAAGCGCGTCCATTCCCATAGGCGTATGATATTCGGCTTTTTCGAGCATCTTCCAGTTATCAAGAAGTTTCGCTAATTTATCCACCACATTACGAGTGCTTGGCTGTATGTCCTGGCCTTTGAACTTTCCTCTGTTAGCGATTTTACTAAACGCATCATCAATTGGATTAAAATCCAACGCTTTATTTACTTCATTGACAGCTTCCATCGATTCAACATAAGACTTGCCGCGAGTCTCACGGAGATTCTGAAGTGCTGTTTTAGCCTCCGTCACAATGACATCAACATCCGGCGCGCCCCTCATATGCTCGCGGAATGTTCGGCCCTTCTCACCGCCTTCGGCTCCTGTTTCTGCCGCAATCCTTAATGCGTCACCGCCCGTCCCTGTGAAGTTCCCGGCCAGCGCGACAATAGGCGCAGCCGCCGCCTTAACCACAGGCTTCGCCGCTGATACAGGAATGTTAATGGGGTCAATCGCTTTTCCAACAGTTGCGACTGTTTTGCCTATTCTTCCCGCCAAAGCGGGGGCGCGCGCCACAGCAGACCCGCCGCCCGTCAATAAAGCAGAAGCATCGGCCAGCGCGCCAACAGGATCGGTCGCTAGTGTATTCTTAATCCCTTCGCCAGAACCGTATCTATCGGCAAAGAATTTACCTACCGCGCGGGCCTTTGGCTCGTCTTCGTGTTCTTTGCGCGGGTCAAGAAGGCCGATTCCGCCCTCAGCTACATCCCAAAGAGCGCCAGCGGTATCTATTGGATGCCTAATGGACTGCCAAATATCAGACGCAAATTGTTTCCCGCTTTCTGGTATATTTTTCACGGCATTAATGCCCACATCAGCCCACGGCATAGACGGTTGCTCTGGCTGTGGCTGCGCGTATGCGCCCTCCATTGGCGATGGTGCCATTTGGTCTGGTGCAGAACCTTTTTGTATAGGCACCCAATCAGCGCCATCATACGCAAGGGTTTCTCCTGATTTGTTGCGGGCAACAGGAGCAAACACCCACTCGCTACCCTCTAAACGAACTGCCTGTCCAGTTTGCGGATTAAATCTAAGCTCAGCCACCGGGAATCACCGTGAATCCAGCAGGCGGCGGCGGGGTTGCCCCAGGATTAGGCGGACGCAATGCCGCGCCCGGTTGATATTGCGCGTTCCATCTATCTTTAGCACCGTTGAGTTTTTCTTCTAATTGTGCAATCTGGCCATCAAAGACTTCCTTGCCGCCGAATGCTTCGTACACGCTTGCTCTAATGCTGGTTGGGTCAATCATAACCTGCTCCATTATCATAAGGTCAGGCCCGTTTAGCACGCCGAGATTGTAAAGTTCTTTCATCTCAAGCAAGAGATCGCGGTACGCTGTTTGGAGCGTTAATTTATTGCCGCTCGGAATAACTTGAGCGCCATGTTCCTTAAGTTTAGATATATAATTTTGGATGGAACTATTAACCTGATCTAACTTTAGTGTACCTGTGCGGAATTTGGCTTGGTCTGCGGGGCTTAGCTTATCAGGTGCCGTTATTCCGATGTCCGGCGTAGTTGAACTGCCAGTCCCCGTCACCTCTGCTGTAGTTTTCCCCGGCAAAGGCGGAAACATCGAAATGTCAGGTGGCGGATTGTAAGTAATGGAACCATCAAGATTCTTCGTTTCTTGCGGTTCACTTAGATATGCGTGCGCTGCGCGATACAGCCTCTCATCTGATTTTGTGAGTTTTTCTCCACGGTCCAGTTTCGCCGCTGTTGTTTCAAGCCTGCTATACATTTGCGATTGAATGCGAGTCCCACTAAACGCAGCAGACGGTGGCGCGTTCAAAGGAACAGGCTGTCCTGTGTCTATATAATAAGGGTTGCCGTCTTTCATAACAGTTTTGCGTGTTTCGGGCTTCGCAAAATGCAGCGCCGCAGCTTGGTCGGGATACGCTTCCATCCACGCTTGACTTGTTTGTTGTGCATCCATCGGGCGTGGTTTGTTCCAGTTAACTTCATTCCTTGGATCATACCCGCCAAATATCTTGGCTTTCGCGTGGCCCGTTGATTCGGCTATCGCTTGCTGCTGCTGCGCCTGCTTCATCTGCATTTCTTGCAACTGCTTGGTCAGCGCAAAATTCTGCCCTGCGCGTTTTGCCTGCATCGCCTGCCCGAATGCTGGCCCCATCAACGCCATACGATTAGCGCCAGCGGGCATTTGCCCCGACGCGCCTAACAGTCCAGCACCCATCATCCCAAGCATATCGCTTGAACCGGGTTCGCTTAACCAACGGAGGAAATTGTTAGCCATTTAGAAGCTCCCCAATGCGCCTAGTAAGCCACCGCCAAGTGCACCCATGCCGGGATAACCCATCATGTTCCCAGCACTTGCGCCCATTAGACCGCCGCCAAGCAGCCCCAAAGCCGGGTTGCTATATGTCTGTGGTTGCGTGCTTTGGCTGTTGCTTTGACCACCGTAACCGCCGCCAATCATACCCATATAGCCTGCAAGCCGGTTAATCGGCTCTTGCTGTTCAAAGTTAAATCGTGCCATCTGATCGCCAAGCGCCTGCCCTGTAATGCCTTCTCTAGCGGCACCCACAGCGCCCAAGGCTGCTGGCGCGCTATAATCAAGCTGCTGCATCGCGCCTGCTTGTGGCATTGCCGCCTGTTGGTATCCGCGTTCCGCTGCATAGTTTGGGTATTCAAGCGAAGCGCCGACATCACCAACCGCACGCAAGTAATCCTGATTCGCTGACTGTTCCTTGAATGCAGACTGCATGTTTGAACCACCGCGACCGGCCAAACTAAATGCGCCTTGAATGTTGGGCTTTACCGTGTTTTCAAATTCTCTGCGAAGAGGCTGGATTGCACGCTCTGCCATCGCGTCAAACGCTGGATTGCCTTGCCCGGTGAACTTGCCGCCAAGCGTGTCTTTGAACTGCTGCTGTCCGGCGTTGATTAAATCCTGTGGAGCAAGGGCGGCATCTTCCATGCCTTGAATGGATGCTTCTGTTTGCGCTGACGGCGGAACAAACGACTGACCGGGGAAATACTCTTGCGGGTCGTTAAATAGTTCTTCAGCTTTGCCAAAACCTTTCTCAAGGAACGGCGCTTGTTTTGACCACGGTGCGCTGTCTGTCTTTTGCGTTACTACCTGCGGGTCGCCTTTACTTTCCATCTCTTAAATCCTTCTCAAATGTGCGGCGGACTTCGTGCCAATCGTCACCAAGAATGCTCGACAATCCTGCCCTGCCACCGGCGACAATCCATTTGCAGTCTTGTTCTTTGCCCCACGCTTCTAAATCAGGCAGAAAATGCTTCCAGTGAATTGAGCCGCGTCCGCCAATCAATACGATTGCCAGTTCAAGCCCGCCTGGATGCTTGTTAATCTCGGTTATGCAAACGCAATGAATCATCGTTGCGCTCTTTACGATCCACAACTGCATCATTCCAAACGCACAAGCTGATAGAATATCACTTGGACTGTAACGCCCATTGCTGCGTTTGGTTGCTTTGGCTACATGCTTGCGGCAACCATCCCAAATAGACGGGACAGTTTCCTTCGGAATCAACCGCAGTTCGTAATCATGCAATAATGGTGGTAACGAAGGTTCTATCGGTTTCGCTATTGCTGGCATGGTTAATGACCGCTTCATTTTTGGTTGCGTTCGGGTAAGTCTGAAATGTTGTTGCGAATGCCGCCGCTGCGTTTGCAGTCGTTGGCGTTAGAATAATCACCGTATCAGCGCCAATACGTGTGTCTGTGATCTTTGTGCTTCCCGCGCTCGCTGTTAGTGTCAGCGTGTCGGTTATGTTCATCTTGCCTTGTAAAACAGTATTTAGAATCGTCGCTATATCGCGAACCCACTCTATGAGGCCGCGCCAATCATCGACGTTGGCCCATTCCAGCGGTGCGCGGCGATATGTGCTGCGAACATCAAGGCGCGGACTATTCAGCGCCATTACTGCACGCCTGTCCCGTTAGCAAACACCTCCACGCCTTGCGCGTGCGTCCATGAACTTGCCGCTGGTACAATCGTTCTCATGCGGTGGTAGCGGCCTTCTACGAGTTGCGAGGAAAACCCTGTGGCGTCTACAGCTACCGCTGAACCAAATGCGTTTGAGCCTTGCGGTGACTGCCTGCTTCCAACAGTTACAGTCGGCGTGCCGCCGTCAACGATAGGCCGTGCGCCAGTGACTTCGGCTTTCTGTCCGCGAAACAATTGACGTTCGCCTGTGTCTATGGTCGCAGCTAGGTTAGCGCCGCTGAAATGACACAACCTGTTATCAGAGTTGAAACTCCCGGCGATCAAACTGCCGCCCGTCCATGCCCTTGAATCAAGGCTGAACGGGAGCGCGTCAAGGTCGGTTGAAACTGAATCCAAATCCTCAAGCGTTAGCCCCGGCGTCAACGCACGGTAAACTAACTGCAAATCAAGCTCGGCTTCCGCCCATCGGTTTTCAGCCCAATTAAACATATAAATGCGATTTGGTTCACCGGGCGTTGATTGGTTTTCTCCCGGCAGGCTCCACATAACGACCTTGTTAATTGGGTCAATGGCTGAAAAGCATCGTCCGATGTACGTTGTGTTGAAATCTGTGTTGAACTTGCGGTCTACAGCCCTGTGACCAATGGGGATTGTTTGCACCCCGTCATTCATCATAAATCCGTCATCAGAGTAGAAGAACACCAAGCGGCCAAACGCTACCACCGAACCTGGAATTGGCGTACCTCTCTTGCGGTCAATGGTATCCAACTGAAACACGATAGGCGGGCCAATATATGACATCCGTGTGATCTGACGTTCTTGGAAAATTAAACCGTATTCAACCCCGCCAACTATCCGCTGGACCCACCCGCCTTCTTCAATATCCTCAAAGTCGCCTTGATTCCCGGCTGTTGGTGTGAAGTTTGTTGCGTCACGGTACGCGCTCCAATGCACGCGGTTTGTCTTTTCGCCGTCTGCTGTTGATTCGACATTACCAAGCACAACGAAATCACGCACGACATCAACGTGGCGCGCTTTTGGCTTTTCAACTGAAGTTATTAAATCAGCAAACGCAGAACCGCCAACGGTGATTCCTTGAACTGGATTGGCCCTGTTGGTTGCGATAAACGTGCTGCCGAACGAAGCGAACTCCCATTGCTCGTCAGCGGCAGTTGTATAAGCCGCGCTAGACACATCAACTGGCGTGCCTTCCGGCCCAACGGAATAGAGTTTCGTAGCATCGCCTGCGTATGTAGTAACAACGCCCTCTGAACTTGAAATAGCCGCCGCGCCTTGGCAACGAGCATCTAACGCGGTCGCCTGCGGATTTTGATCCCCAAGAGGCCCGTATCCGTCTTCCGTTGGGCGAACGTTTGTTGCTTCAAGTTCACCGGGATTGCCTAAAGCGGCCCTATCCGGCATCCAGCCCTTATAGTCGATGATGCTCTGTGGCACCGCCTCTGAATCGTTGCTTATAGCCCCTTGCAAGCGCAGCAGGCGTTGCGAGAGTGGAACAGTCATATCACATGCACCGCGCTACGAACTTGCGGTGACGGGCCTGCGTGGCGGTCGCGTTTGTCTGCTGCTTCCACGCGGTCGCACGCTTCATCAAACATCGTTGAGTATTTCAGCGTCAATGCTTGGTTTTGCAGGAACGAGGCGCATTCCATCACAGAACCGTAGAGATAAACGCCAGAGTGGTTGGTTAGCAGCCAATTCGTATCGCTGGCACCACTCAACGCGGCCAGACGCCGGTAATACACCAGTTTCATTTGATAGGCGGAATCAGGGCGTGGACCGAATACGATATGTTCGGCCTCTGTCGTGTACGCCTTCGGCTTGCTGGTCTGTGCGCTTAGATACCGCGCATAGAAGTTCTCAGGCGTCATATATTGCAGTTGGGTGATTGGGTCGCCGTTGATGATTATCCGACGAAGGCCGAGATACCGGCTAGGCAGCGGAACACCGCCGAAGGGAACAAGACGGAATACTGTGCCATCGTAGTAAAACTCGTATTCATTGCCAGCAATTAAATCGATAGCTTCTAGCGCAAGTGTGCCATCACCTTTGCGAATGGCCGTCGCGCCAACGCCGCTGACATCAACGGTTGCAGCACTAGTGTTATTGCTTGCCGCTGTGAAGCGAATACGGTTGCCGACTGAATACGCGGTCCATGCAACGGTTGGCGTTAGCACAAGCGCGTCTGCGGTGCCTGTGGCGGTGCCTGCGGACGTTGCACCTTGTACCGGCAAGTCAATTTGCGCTTCCATAGCGCGAATCGTCAGGCGGTTTGCAATGCGAGCCTCACACAGCGATATGCGCTCGTTGATAACCGTAGCCGTCAGGATCGCGTCGCTATTCCGGCGCAACTCATTCGGGACCGCCGTTTGCAATTCGCTATATGTGCTGATCGTCATTTATTGGCCTTCGGAAAATATGTGTGAGTTAAATCACAACCAAAACAGCGCCAAATTCGATATGCCTTTTGCTTTGGTTGTTTCCGCGCCACCAGTTTCATTTGCTTCCGGCATTCGCAACATCGCATCACAATTCACCACTCGACGTTCTCCACTTTGGTTGGTCTTGGAGCATCCGTTTATAAATCGGCTTTTTATCTTCGCCCGACATCTGCATGAACAGATGCAGTGGTATCTTGTATTCTTTCAGCAGGGACATAATCGTTATGGGATGCAGCCTTGCTACCCACCGCATTGACTTGTCTTTGGTGTAACCCTTACCCATCGCCGCTGCTGCTTTGTTGGCGTTTAGCAGCGGGTCAATGTCAGGCGTGCGGAAACTGACGATGCCTTCCTTGGCCCCAGGTTCACGGATGAACGTGCGGATTGCCTGCCCGCGTGCGTCGTATATTGATTCTGTCGTCATGCTAAATACCCGTACCGCCGTGGATAGGTGAGCGTCTTTGTGCCAAACGGAATGTCAGTGCCGTGATGTTTCAATAAGTTCGTTGGACCTTGCGGCAAAATCACTTCAATGCCGCGCCCTATAGCAAGGCCAATCAAAAACGCCAGATTCGGATTCTCGTAGGCGTATTCACCTTCCTGCCCGCAATCGATGCCCCACAAACCTATGACATCAGCATGTTCATACATCGCAAGAGCCAGCATGTAAGCCGGTGAACTGTTGTACCAATCTTTTTGGTCATCCCACGCAGCCCTTGGGAAATCTTTGAACACATCATCGTTAACTTCTTTCAGCGGGTAAGCAACGGAACGCGGTATGTCGGGCCATTCCTGCTGCATGTAGATCGGCCCCCAATCAATCACCTCTTGCAACTTCTCCCAATAATCGCTTGGCCTGTCGGCTTCCGGTTTCTCTAGTTCGTCGCGTGGGTGCATCTCAAAGAAGCGGTCCATCTCCGCCCAATAACCGGCATCCCACGGCAAGCCCCATTTCTGCCATGTGTTATCTTTCCACGGTGCTTCTGATTGCGTGCTGGCGGATCGTCCGCAGATTGCTACTTTCATTATTCCGCCTTAACAAGGCATTGAACCTTTAGCGCATCGCTTGTGCGCGGGAGCACGGCTAGCACGTCCACAAACCTCTTCCCAAACTTTCGTTTAATTTGATAAGCGAGTTCTTGCGGCACGCCCTTATGCCCATGCACAGCCATATAACAACCACTCACTCGAATAACGTCTATCTCATACATTTACGGATACCCACGCTCAGTTAAGAAATCTCTCAGCCCCGGCACATCATCCAAGGCGCGTTGCATAGGTGTCATATCAGGCACCAATCCCGCCGTTCGTGATTCCTGATTGCGGTGTTCCGGCCAATCCTCTGACCATTTCTTGAGTATGTCAGCAGGCGGTGTGAACCTTAAATGCGCCGCCATCATCTCCAACGCTATGCGCCGGTCGTTGTCCGTCTTGCGTGCAATCAAATCAAT